TGTATATACGTATGTTTCAAACAAACTCATTAGATTTTTTACAGGAACAAATATGTTATTATTTTTAGGATTTATGTAATCAGCATCATATGTTAAAATACCATGATCTGGATATTGATCAATTATTTTTTCTATTGTTGCATAATACTTGTCATTAGTGCCTAAAAATAAATGCTTGAATTGTATATTGTCTTTGTGCTTTTTGTATATGTCAAAATTAATTGTTTTCTCAAAATGTATTCCTACACCATTAGGATATACTTCTGTATCACATAAGTCCACAATTTTCTCAGGTTGGTAAAATTCAACTGCTAGTGGATATTTCGCAGGATGATTTTCTGAGTATACACTAATTACATTACCTGCAAACAAAGTACGTAAGATCATTTGCTGTTGCATTGTATAACTATCAAAATCTTGATAGCTTAATGTCATCATACTTCTGCCCATAATTAATGTAGCATCACCTGTCCAACCGTCTAATGAGTTAAACAAAACATTATGTTGATGTATGTATTTGTACTTTAAAACATCTAGGTAATCTTGTTGAGTAAAATTCCTATGTGTAATTACAATCACTCTCGCTTTTATTCCTAAACTATTTAAAAGAGAACAGTATTCATAACTATAATAAAAAAGTCCATCTACAGGTTTACTTGTAACAACAATATTAAGCATTGAATTTTTCCTTTAACCAATCAAAGTCATTTATTAGCCGAAGGTCAGTCCCGCTAGAAAGGCCAAACTCCATACCAGCCCTAGCACCTCGAATCGCATACTCACAAAATCTTCCATTAGCCTTAGTAGTCCATATTTTGAGTCTTTCATTTGTTTCTCCTTCATCTTGTCTATCAATTACTTTACTGCTTAACTTTGCACATTCTCTAAATGCACTTTTCCATGTGCTAAATTCGTCTGTATCAAATGCTGTAATATTACTTACTTCATTTATTACTTTAAATTTATTACTAATACTTGTAGTCATATCAGTAGTTGTTATATCCATGTTCTTTGTAAGTTTAGTTGGTAATAATTTTACACCACCATAACCATATGTTAAATCGTTAATAGGATTCTTACTGTGATAAACATGCACAACATCATCAACAAGATTAGGAACAGTATAATCAAAAACAAAACTGTCTAAAATTTGTGCATCTCCATCTACTACAAAAAAGTAATCTGTGTTTACTAGTTTGGCCGCTTCAATATGTGCATTATGTATGCCTTTTACATTAGAAACATGCTTTACTCTATCACCAAATACACCAATAGTGTTAAATCTACTGTACAAATCGTCAAAATTTTGACGGGCATTTGGTTCGTTATAACTTATAAAGACTATATCATACATGCTTTACAGTCCTGTAAAAAATTATTCATTTGTGGAAAAGTCTTCACAAAGTCAGTGCCTCGTCTTTTGTCGTATTCTTGTACCCATTCATAAAACATTCTCCTGCCTTCGGTTGTTTCTTTTTCAAAATTAGGATTATTCTGTCTTATATTTAAATCTTGTATAATACGTTTCATTTGTGTTATTTCTTTATTACTAAACTTCTTTGATTCCATATAAGAAACGCAAGGATGCAGATATTCTTCAATTAAATCATTTGTAGCAATTTTAGCATCTAAAAATCCTGGATTTCTAACATAAGGTATATCTACTCTGACAGTGTTATCGTAGCCACCTTTAAGTCTAGCAACATATTCTAAAAAAGGTAAAAACGTAGGAATACTTAATACATTAAATGCACTCATAAAGACACAACTACCTGTTGTCTGCTTCAAGTAATACTTTACATTGTTTGCAAACATTGTCCAATTCATACCATGTCTATTATATTCTTGTTGAGCTCCTTTGCCTTCAGCACTTACAAATAGAACAAATCGTTTAATACAATTATTATCTTCTAAGGCTTTAATCTTATCTACAAATTCCTGCCATTGCGTATTTCCTGGAGGGCATGCATTTGTGTTTATTGCAAACTCTAACTCAGGCTGAGGATTTTTAATCAAATACTCTATTACCTTGTTTGTATGCTTACTCATTAGAGGCTCTCCTCCTGTAATACGGAAAGTATGCATATGTTTTACTGCTTCTGGAAACCATTTCCAAAATGCATCAATATACGGATTAGTTTCTCTTTGCGGAATTTGCTTTTGATATTCATCTGGCTGATTGTATTTCCAATTAATCATACTAAATGTGTATGGACCGTGTTCTTTAATTTCGTCGCCCCACTTACTACTAAATGCAGGACCACAATATCCACACTTAAAGTTACAAACATTACTAAAACTTACTTCAACATAACGAGGATAAAAGTTTTCATCACCAGTCATCTTAGATATAGTATCAAAATCAGACCAACTGTACGGGTCGCTACTTTTAAAAACTCTATCACTATATTCGTCTGTATTATCTTCAATACGCCAGCAATAGTCACATTCATGTGGACGCTCGTTGTTAAGCATCTGTTTTCTTACGTTCTTTTTAAATCCAGTGTTATGTAAAGTACCAGGATTTTCTGCAAGTTCGTTTAAATCAATAGGGTGTGCTTTGACGTGATGACAACTGTGTGTAAGTCCAGAGCCTAAGTGAATTGTTACTTGTGTCCACTTAGCAAGACAAAAGCCACAACCAACAGCATCTAGTTTTTCCTTAACTTCAACTGTTTGCGGACGCATTATTCCTACCATAATTATTGTTTACTGTTTTAAAAAAATAACTTTGTTCTTCGTTAAGAGGTTGTACTGCGATAGGTATCTCTAATTGGTTGACTAAGTCGCTTCCATAATTAAAAATTTCATCGTGCAATACATCAGCAGGCATTTCATCTCTGCCAGCCCACATTTCATTTAAATGTTCAAAATCTCTTACGTTTACATAATCCCAATCAGTTAACATAGTCATGGCTAGTCCTTCTCTAGCACCTAATATTGCCCAGTTTCCGTTTGTAACATCTGAACCAACCATCATCCAAATATACAGCATGTTTAAATTTTTTGCATGTCCTTTAATAAATTCTTCTTTAGCAATTTTAGCTCCTCGGTCAGTGGCTAGTTTTACACCTTCTCTGAAGCCTGCTCGCCAGGCTTGTTGCGGAGTTTCATTATTATGTACATCTGAATAACAACTATTCTGTTGTATATACTGTGCGTCCCAACAAAAATCAATCTTTGCATGTATGTTGCTGTCATCAGCATTTTCATGTGTTTTCATATTCAACACGTATTCTTTAGGCCAGCATTTTAATCCTCCGTTACCGTATACTAGTCCATTAATAGCATTTTTACCGCACCAACTAATAACACAATTTTTAAGATCTTTGGATTCGTCAAAGTCTAATACTTGGTTAATAAAATCTTGACGTATAGTATTGTCACCATCTACTGTAATAAATCTATCAGTTTCACTTAATTCAGCACATGCCTTGTGTGCGGCATCTGAACCTTTTATTCCGTGTACACGTTTTGCCCAAGGTACTTTACTTAATAAGTCTGCATAATTTTTTTCTGCATTAGGTTCGTCATAACTTAAATAAATTATATCAAGTTCTGCAATTTTTAACTTCATTGTATCTCCTCGTATACACATCTTAGTGAATTACTATTTGTGTATATACTGTATGAGCTATCTGCCTTCATACTAAATTCTGTTTCTTCTCCGACTTTGTAATCTACAGATTTGATTAAAAAATGCGGATCATCTTTTTTAGTGATACTAAACATAATGCTTGTATCAAAATTTACATTAGATAGACTATCGATTGTACTAATATAGCATAAATCTCTTTGTTTGTCAACCGTAAACACTATGTCATAGTAAGGATCTGTAGTTTTTTCTTGTATTTGATGTAATACAAAATTACTTTCTATTTCTAAATTTGCCAGCTTTCTTAATTCAAACTTTTTAGAAACAGAATTGAAAATAACTTTGTAATCTTCCATTCTTTCTTTGTATGTTTGTATAGGCTCTATTTCTTCTTCAGTAACTTCTATATATTCGTATTCGGGTTCTTGGCTTGGTCCTATAGAAAAAATTTCTCCTGTTTTAGAATCAAAGCACACATACTGTTTTGTTTCAACTTTTATACTATGCATGGTATTTTCCTATAACTTCATTACAAAACTTGTGATCAACATAATGGAAAACACCTGATTGTCGATAGTTACCTATCTTAAGATTATGTTCGTTATCAAAATAAAAAGGAATATCATGCACCCAAGATACGTTTGATTCTTCCCAACCTTGAACTTTTGACTTCATATGTACAAAGTTCAAAGAATTTATTTCGTATGTTTGTAAATTACTATTTAAAATAGCAATAGCATGATTAACATCCATGCTTGTAACTTTAGGTTTTAATTTTTTCAAATGTATGTTATAAAATTGTTTGCTATTCTTACAAACTAATTCTAAGTGTTTATAGTAATCTAATGCAATATCATCTTTTTTAAAATAATGAAATGCATTGTAAATATTTGGCAGATTATTTTTAACAAATACTTGCCTATAAAAATTATCTGTTACTGTGGTTCCTCTATACGTTTTTACATCAGTTAAAAAGCCAACACTATAACCTTGTAAACTATTCCAAATATAATCTACATTATTTAAAAATATTGTATCTGTATCTAACACAATAGTTTCTTCATAAGGAGTAATATGGAAAACTTTCCAGCGATGCTCTGGTCCGTAAAAACTTCTATCAGGGGTCCACCAAGGTATTTCAATTATTTGGTCAAACAAATTTTTATAATTATCAGGAACAACATCACTTGTCATAATAGAAACATTAGATAATGTTTGTGTCTTTTTAATACTTAAAGCACATAAGCATGCTTGTTTAATATAATCATCGCCCATTGCTACTAATAGATAACCTTTAGACATTTAACAATCTCTCTAAACTAAACTTATTCATTACATGTACATTCATATTGTTAGTTGCAGACAAAATGTACTCGTCGTGTAAATTTTCTTTTTCTAACAAAAATACAAGTTTAGATTTATCAATCTTGTGTAATATATCTCTATCTAATGTATAGTAAAGAGACCCTGGTAAAGTCTTTGCCCAATCACTATCTAAAAATCCATTCATTATATGAATAGCAATACTAAAAATATGATCATTCCGAAAATTTCTTGATCCTAATTCAAATACATTACTATAATGTGTCCATTCTTGCTTTATATGTTTCATTAACTCAAAAAATATTTTTGTTTGCTTTGTTTTCCTAAAACAAAAAACTGTTGCCCAATAAAACGGAATACCTTTATCGTTAATGTAATTAAATTCTTTATGTATTCTCCAATTTGTGAGATCTATACAATCTTTGTAAATTTGAAAATCATGTACACTATCAAAAGCATTTTTTAGATCACTGTTACATATAATAACATCAGTATCTAATACTAGTGTCTGATCATAAGGTGAAATATCATAACTGCTTATTCGTCCTGCATTATTAAAAGGAATATTGACATGGGTACTTGCACCATCATAGTACCTTTTAAAATTTCCCATAGGATGTTCTGAATGAATTACTTTATCAAAACATGATTTGTCTACTTGGCAAGGTGTAGAAGTAACAATTGATGTAGGTAAGTCTAAATATTTGCGTACACGTTTGGCTAATTCTTGTGCTTGCAGAATATAGTTTATCTTACCATTGTTATTTGCAAAACAAAGAACTCCATTACTCATCTACTAAACCTTCTATACTTCGTTTAGTTGTCAACTTTTTATAGTCGTTGAGATAAGTGTTTGTTGCTGTTCCATATTTGTTTTTTACAAGATCAAAAAATTCTATAACATTATCTACTTGAATAGGTGTATTGTTGTCATCAACTAGTATTGTTGATTCAATTTTGTGAAGTACTAAACTAGACACAAAAGAAAAAAGTGTCATAGTTACTGTAAACTTTCCTCCGCCGAAGTACAATGCAGAGTCATCTTTACATTTATTTTTAAGGATCGCCTTCTGAGCATTAAGAGTAGAGGTGAAATTAGAAAAATCTAACGCCTTCTTCAGTGCTTCGTCCATAGTTATACTCCTACTTTATAGTATAACTATTTACTCTTATAGGTTATCTGTATTGTTGAAAGTTGGCGCTGTAATATTAACGCTACTTGAATTATTAGGACGTTTTAACTGTGCAGTACTAGTTGTTGTTGCTGTAACTGCTTCGTCAAAGTTTGGATTTGCTACTTTATCTTCATTGAATGTCACTGTAAAAGTTAGAACATTGCCGTTCTTCTTTGCTTGAATTAAGTAATCGTTTGCTGAATACGCTGATGCATTTTTATTAAAAATTGTTGTAAAACCTGTAGGTAAATTTACAAAACCAAAGTTAGTACCAGTAGATCCATTACTTGTAGTGCTTCTACCAAATACAACTGTACCAACACTACTCATCAAATTACGCCAGTCATTGTTAATAGTTGAGTTACCACTACCAATAGATCCGCTTAGATTAATTGTTCCGCCTGCATTAAAAAATACACGCATATGATTTTCACCGTTTACTGTAGTTGTTGTTCCGTCTCCGTTAGTTACTGAATACCCGCCAAATGTAACTGTAAATGTATGGTTAATATCAGTTGACCAATTTGAATTTCTTACACTTGATGTTCCTGATTGTAAGCCTAATTGGCTTGCGGCCGCACTTAATCTTGCACTTTGACATGTTGTACTTAATGATTCGTATTGTGCATAACCTTCTTTGTTAGTTGTATTTGAATCTAACACTGTATCACCTACACTTGGTACTGCTATTTCAGCAGGCACCGAACCTGTTTGGTGTAATCTAATTTTTGTCATGTCAGTAAACAAGTTTTGCATATCTTGAGCTGTAATTGTTGCTCCTACTGCTACTGTACTACTAGTTCTAGATTGTCCATAGCCTTCATCACCAGACCCTAGTCCAATGACTGCCGCTACTCTTGCTTGAATAATGTTATACCGCGCCGCGGTAATTGTATCGCCTACTGCCATAATGCTTCCTTCTTAATACTTATACTTTAAGTACACACTCGATAAGTTTTTCTGACTCGTCAGTACTTGATTCTAAAGCTATTCCTACTAATGCTGTAGTTTGTACTGCTGAGCATACTCCATCTTCCCAAGCGTAAACTGCTTCACCTTTCTTAATAACGCCTTTGCAACGTACTGGTAAACGACCTTTTAAACCAATTGCTTGGCCTTCGGCATCGCTGTTCATTAAGTATGCAGGTTCTGCTGATACAACACCAATTGGCATTGAGCTTGATTTTGCACTTACACATTCATGTTCGTTTTCATCACCAAAGTCAACTGCAACTGCTGTACCTACTGGATATTCTTCTGCTGTTGTATATTTCTCTGCCAAGTCAGCATATCTTGCACTTGTTGAAATACCATTAAACACGTTTGCGGCAATATTACCGCTTGAGTCACGTACTGCAACTGTATTGTTTGTTGGATTTACGTCACCTGTTCTATAATTCGAACCAACTTGTAATGCAATCGCTTGTGTTGCCAATCCATTAAATGAAGTTGCATACATGTTTCTCCATTTATAGTTTGAATCACCGATATCATACGTTGTTGTAGTTGTAGGTATAAGTCCACCTGATTGAATATGGAATGGTTCTGTTGTTACACCACCACTTGACTTAACTTTAAATCTAATTTTCTGTCCAACTGTATTGTCAATAACACCTTCATTACCTGATCCTGACTCATCAATAAACACTGCTAAGTCATTTGCCGCACCAACTGTAAATCCTGCGTCTGCAAATCTTACAACACTACTAAAATTAGCCGCGCCTGCAAGAGCATAATCTGCCGCCGCTACGCCGCCAAGTTTTTCAGCGTTTGTTGCTGTACCGTGGAATCTATGTGCTGAACTTGTAACACCACTTGCCGCACTAGTTGTATTTCTTAGTGTTAGTCCTTGACGTACAATGTCAAAACCAGTAATGGCATTAGCTGGATCTGTAGTATCTATAGTAAATTCTGCATTGCTAACAATAAACACAACACCGTCATCAACAGTACCCTTAATTATAGTTCTGTTTACTTGGTTGCTATCACGTACCTGTGCAGTAACCATAGCACTTACTGTTTCACCAATTGATTGTGGACCAATTAGGACAAATCCACCATCTGAGTTCTGTGCATATAGTTGGTTATTGCTAGTATCCCACCAAAAATCACCTGTTGTTAATCCAACTGGTTGTGTTGTGGAAATTTCAGCTCCACCTGTTGTTCTAAACTTAGTTCCGTCATAGAACTTTAATTTTTTTTGTGAATTATCAAACCAAATCTGTCCGTTAAGCGGTCCAGCTGGTTGATTTGCACTAGAAAAGTTTTCTAGTAAATGGATAAAGTTTTCGTTTTGGATTTCACCATAACCAGCATAATTCTTACCTACTAATTTAAGTGAAGTACTCTGGTCAATGGTACCGTCTTCAACTGTAACTAACGATCCTCCATTTGTTAAATTTATTACGTATGCCATTTATTAACCCCTAATTGTGTTATATGTATTTATACAAGACTGCCCGGAGTTAAGTTTTGAACGTAGACCCACGCTCCGCCAGTAACTCTAAATAGTTTCAATGTTCTAGATACCGTAGATGTAATATTACCAGTTGCATCGTTAAATGTTGCACTTTGAATTACGCTTACAGATCCGTCATCATTGCCGTTGTTGTCTTTTTGTTGTACAAGTATTGTACTTTCGTTAAATGCTGTGTTTAAGGCAGAGCCAGTTAGTGTTGCTGTAGCACCTGTAGTAGTTGTACAGTGTATTCTAGCCTGTGTTCCGTCTCGTTTTGTACTTGCTGGAGCAATATCATTCACAATAGTAGCAATATTTGTATGCTGTTGTGCAGAATCTGCTGTTCCAAGCCCTGTTACATCTAATGCTAGTGCTAAAACTTCTAAATCAATGCTACTATCAACATATGCTTTTGTTGCTACGTCTTGATCTGCTGTTGGATCACTTACATTTCTAATTTGTCTTGGTGTAACTAAGTTAATATTACCAGCCGCTGTAATATTCATACCATTTCCACTACCATCTACTGTTGTGGTTGATAAGTTATTACCGCCTGTAAACTGAAAACTACCAATATTTGCTGATGTTAATGCACCAACACTTGTAAGACCAACACCTGCTGATCCAGTAATAATGTCTACACCATTAAATTTAAGTGAACTTGCACCTGTCAAGTTTAGACTTACGTTAGATGTCCATGAATTTGTTCCGTTACGCCATAAAAGTTCTTTATTACCATTGGATGATGCTACTATAATACCTGCTTCGTCTACTCCAACGTCATCTAGTAGTGTACTATCGTCCCCTTTTGCTAGTTCAATACTCTTATCTCTAACTAATAATTTCTGTATATCAAGTTCTGTTGTCTCTCCGTCAACAATTAAGTTTCCTGCAACACGCATATTTCCGCCAACGTCTAATGTTTCTGATGGCGTTGTATTGTAAATACCAATTCTGTTGTTTCCAGAATCAATAGTCATTGCATCTTTCTTACCACTACTTGTGGTCATTCTAAATGTGTAGTTCTGGTTACTAACATTGTTTTCGTTTACAACACCGTCTACTGTTACTTTTACAACATTGTTATCTGTAAGTCCTACTGTAAGTCCTAAGTTGTTTCTAACTGTTAATGCACCTGATGTTGCATCATCAGAGTCACTTGCAAGGAACTGTGCCGCTGTTCTTGCAACGTTATTACTATCAACTAGTGCTGATGTTCTAGCGGCTGTACCAGCAAAAACAAAGTCTGCGTCAACAACATTAAATCCTTTAACAGCATCTCCAGTGAATCCTGGAATAGTATCTACGTTTTGCGGAGTAAATGCAACTTTACTCCATAAGCCTACAAACGTACCACCTACCCAATATTTTACAATAGTTCTACTTGTACCTGTATTATCAAGTACTGTTACAACTTCAGGTCCTGAACGTCCTTGGAATGCATTGTAAATTGGTCCTGCTAATTCTAAATCAGTACCATCAAAAAAGTAAAGTTGGTTTGCATCATTGTTAATCCACATGTCACCTGCAACCATTCCAGGCTCTGTAGGTTGTACAATAGGTCCGCCACCTGTTGTCCAGTCAGTACCTGTATAAACTTTTAATCTAGATGCTGATGTATCCCACCAAATTTGTCCTGCTAATGGATTAGACGGTGATGATGCATTTGCAAAGTTTTCTAACATCTTAACAAAGTTTTCATTTATTGCTTCACCAAACCCTGTATAGTTTTTACCAATAAGTGTGATATCAGTTGATACTGTATCTATTTGTCCGTCTGCTAGGTTAACAAGTAATGCACCGCTAGTCTTATTAATTTGATATGCCATATTAGCCCCCTACTCCTGTGTATATAATATAATTCACTGTTAAGAACGGGTTCATAACATTGTATGGAGTACCAAGTTCTGTAAGATCAAAAGTTTCAAATTCTTCTAATCCTGTTTGTTGGTTGTACTGTATAAGTCTTCTGTTTAGGACACCACCTGATGATGTACGTGCTTGTCCTGCACCTGATCCTGTCGGAGCATCATATGGAATAGTATCAGCGTCTTGTTGTGCGCCACTATCATCTAATATAACATAAAACTGTGCACCTTTTGGTGATCTTAAATCGTGTTCGTGTTCTGGTAAGTTTTTAACATCAATTGCTCTACTTTCAACTCCTGATGCTAGTCCAACTGTATCAGCGTTAACGTCTGATACTCTATTTGCACTTGATCCGCCCATGTTATCAGCACCTAGTGGGAATCTACCTCTAAAGTCAGGTAGTCCAAAAAATCCTGATGAAACTTGGCTTTGGTCTTTAAATTGATATTGAATAGCATTATATAAACCTAAGTAATCAGCAATTCTAACTTCAGTACCATCGCATGCCAACCAACCTGCTGGAGTATTAACTCCTCCAAATGGTACAATAGTTCCAACTGGTATTACAGGAACACTACTAACTAGTGCCGCTTGTGAAATCTTAAACACACCTGTATCATCACCTGAAATCCTGTTGATAATAATTTCATCATCGTTATTAGGTTGTGTAGCAAGTGTCTTGTTTGCAATAAATGTATTACTAATTGCTGTTGTAAATACTTTTGTTGTACCGCCAACTTGTCCGTCAAATGTAATTTGATTTGAACTTACATCTCCTGATAGTTGGAAAGTTGATGCACTTGTAAGTTTGTTAGCATTTGCCGCGCCACCTGTAACTGTACCTGTAATATTACCAATTAAATTTCCTCTAAATTCAACTGCATGCACTGTTGACCAACGTTTGTCTGTTGTACCTAATGAATACTGTTGTGTAGATATAGGTGTCACTGAACCTACTGTACTTGATCCTGCAACATTCAAATCTGTTCCAACAAATAATTTTTTAGCAATACCAACACCACCACTAATTTTTACAGCACCTGTTCCAATACTTGCACTATCTGTTGTACCTTGTACAATAAGATTATTACTTGTTTGTATTGAACCTGCTACATCTAATGCTTCTGCAGGTGATAATGTGTTAATACCAACCTTTTCTGTTGAGTCAATTCTTATAACATTCTTTTGTACACCTAAGTTATTAACTTTAAAGTCAATTGGTGCACCTGATGTTAAGTTTGTAACAACGCCTGATGTACCTTGTACATCAAATGTAACAATAGCATCCTGTCCTACTTGTAAACCTGAGTTGTTACTAATTGTTAGTTTTTGTGATGATGTACTTGCAACATCACTTCTTAAAAAATTAGATGCTCTAACTGCCGCACCTGAAACAACTAAACTTTCTGCTTTTTCACTTGTACCAAAATATTTTCCTACACCGTCTCCGCCAATATTTGCTGAAGATAAATTTAAGCCAGGTTGAATAATTGTAAATCCTGGGATTGTTGTTTTAGGTTGAAATGTTCTTGTTGAATAAATTGCTATAGGTGAACCACCTACTTCAAGTTGTAGAATAGTATAAAGTACTTCGTCTTTACCTGTTACAACAACTGGCTTTGCACCTGTTAACAAACCATCACTGTATTCTGGTCCAACTAGTGTCCATCCACTACCTGTAAAAATATACAACTGATTGTTGTCGGTATCTGACCAAAGGTCACCTTGTAGTGCATTAGCAACGTCTGGTGCTGTAGTTCCTTTTTTAAGTCCACTGGCATTTACCCAACCTGTTCCGTCATATAGTTTTAAAGTATCAATACCTGTTGAACTGTCATACCATAGCTGTCCTTGAATTGGATTTCTTGGTGCTGACGTATTAGCAAAATTTTCTAGTAAATTTAAAAAACTGTTTGCAATAACTGACCCATAACTAGTAGTGTTACGTCCAGGAATATCTAGACTTGTTTGCTGATTAATTGTACTATCTTCAATAGAGATAGTTCCCTTGTTAGTGTCTGAGTAGTTAATTGTGTATGCCATTATTCGTTAAACCCCGATAAACTTTGTACACGCACAGTATAATCAATTTGAATAAGTCTATTCAAACTCTTTTGTACTGGGTGGAAAATTACATGTGTTAACAGTCTACCTTGTCCCGATGGACTATAACTTACTAAGCCTAATTCATCAAATACATATAAACTATCAGCGTTAGTTGCGTTATCAACAGCATCTTGCCCTGAAGGTTCACCGTAATCAAGTAAGCAACTAACAACAATATCTGTATAGTTAGTACCACTTACATGCCTTGATTCAATTTTATTTCTTGCTGGGTCTGTGTTATTAACACTTCTATCGTCAACAACTTTAATAAATGTTTGGTTATAAAGACTAGCATTAGTACCTGTACTGTTAGGTGTAAGGTATGTAATAATTCCAGTTGGGTCAATACTAGTTCCTCCGTTGCCAAACGCCATTTGATAGATAGTACCTTGTCCTGCATTAGCTAAACTTTCTGCAAGTGAAATACTCATGTTCTCATAGTGGATAGCATTACGTTTATCGACTATAATTTCGCCCGTTTCAGGGTTGGAAATTTTAATATGTCCTTGGAGCATTACTCCGTTTTCTTCTTTTATGTTGTCAATCATACCTTTGTCCTATACTGTATTTATTTGGGTAGCTCCACCTTTTCCGCCTTAAAGAAACGTGCTACCAAACTTTCCGCATCATTAAGTGAAATTCCTGGATCTGCCCAGCGTTTTCCTTGTCTTCTGACAATTTTTATCTTTGCACCAACTACTGGTGTATTTAACAAAGTTACGTTTGCTGTTGTACCATCTACTGAAAATTCAGCTGGTGCAGTTTCATCCGCTTCTGGAGAATCTTGATCCAGTGCTGGATTAAACATCTGTATAGCATTTTTACGTAATCTTTTGCCTGCAACGAATATTTCAAACTCATTTACGCTTGTAGGTGTAAATGATAGAGGAAATACTGTAGTAGAACCGTCACCTATTTGCTCGTCTATAATAGTTTGATCTGCATAAGGTGCTGTTTGATTAGGTCCTTGATTGTATACATCACTACCTGCTTCGTGTATACTTGCAACACCAGTTCCTAGTGTTCCTCTTTGAATTTGTCGTAACACGTTACCTTGCTTAATTAAGTATTCAATACGCTCACCATTTACAAACAATATTCCTGGTTGACTACTATTTTTATCAGGTGTGCTTAATGCTGATGCATCATCTAATAGTATTTCTTTATCAAATGTTGCTAAATCTTGAGCAAGTTTAAGTGGTGCAACATCTCCGAGTCGTTTGTAAATATTTCTGTTTAGTATATCTTTAAACTGACTAAATCCAAACTTAGGCGAAATTTCTCCTTGGGCACTAAATTGTATTACTTCAATTACATCATCATCTGCAAATGAGCCTTTGTGTTTTATAAAGTTCCTGTCTTCAGTTAATTTATAATCAACACTAGGTGTTTGTAATATACCGTTAATTGTTAACCAAACGTACTGTGCATCAATAGCAGGGTATCTAAGTTTTACTAATCCTGCTTTAATATGATTAAACTGTATATGGTCTTCTGTTCCTACAGCAATTACACTTCTTGCAACAACATCAAAGTTCTGTCTTTCAAAATCCATACTATCATGTTTATTAAATGTATAAACTGTAAGTTTTTCGCCATCTGGTGGTGCTGTGTTTAGCTGTAAAAGTGCACCACTATCTACCCAAGTAAGATTAGAGTTAATATTTTGTACATCGCCAAACGCATACTCTCCATCTGTTCTTATATAAACTTCTAATATATCACCTTCGCGACCAATTCCTGGCTCAAGTATAACACTACTATTTGCAGGACGAAGATTATATTCAACTGCAATAGTAAGTTCTTTACCATTAAGTAATATTTGAATGTCTTTAGATTGGAAACTTCCAATTGGTGCTTGCCATATTTCTAAGAAATATTCTCTCTGTGCTAGTGTACAATCAAATGATTGATTGTATCCAGGATTTAAAATTTTATTTCCTTGTTTTACAATTACATTATGACTATTAGGTAAAGCACTATACGGTGTTTTAGGAAGTGTGAATAACTTAGTACTTCCATCGCCTATAAATTCTGTTGTTTCAATTTTACTAAAGTTATCTATTCCTGTATAAACTGCAAAATTAATTATACTGTTGTCTGGTGGTGGACTACCAAATACAATCATTGCTTTTGGATCTTTGTTAGTACTATCACCGGTTGATGTAAGCACACTTTCTACTGCTTTACCATTTACTGTTGCATAATAATCTAAGTTTGTATCGTAATGAACTTTAGTAACATATGCTAAAGTACTGCCGTCACCTACAAATTCGCTTTGTTCTAATGAGTTTTTACCGTTACCACTAATTGATACAATATTAACTTCTTGGTTTGCGTTAGGTACAGTATTAAATGTTACTGTTTTCAATCTGTAATCTACTTTATATAAAGATTGTGCTAATATTACATCATTAAGTTTAACAATTAAGCCTTCTTTATTCTGTGGTTGAATACCAAATTCATATACTCCTGAAATACCATCTGATCTATAAGAGTTACTTGAAAGTAAACTGCCTCCTTCTTTAGGTCTATGGAATACTCTAATGTTTACTGCATCTAATACTTGCCCTGGTACTTGTTCTTCAGGACCTTTTGATGTTGTTGGACTTATAAAGTCATCACCGTCAACAATAATTTCTTCTGGATTAATACCTCTTGCTGTACTAAATGCTAAGTCGCCGCCTGTTAATACAGTATCATAAGATCTTGGATCAGGCAAAAATGCTCCGTCGGAAGTACTTTTTCTAAATACAAGTATATCTCCTGGTCCTGTTGGAATATTTTCTTCGTCTAGGACAATTATACTGCTTCCTAAATCGCCAGCATCGTCATACAACGCAACACCAGTTTGACCTGCACCAGTAACACTTTGCATAACTGCATTTGTATTAGTGACAGGATTAGCTGTTCCAAAATTAGGATCGTCTAATCTGACTCCGTTTTTATAAACATTATAAACTGTGTTTGCTACTAACGGAGTAGCAAAATTTAATACCCGTGTACTATCGTCACCAATTTGGAAAATTTCATCCTCAAATGTAGTATCAAATGTATCATAGGTTGTTGTGAACCAACCATCTGAATCCCAACCAGTACCTGTACCAAAGTCAAAACTACTTACTTCAACTCCACCATAATCAATACCGTCTATTAACTGTGCAAGATCATTCCCGTACATACCAGTAGTTGGATTGTAATAAAGATTAATTCTATCTTGTGCTTGTAATAATTCTGGTGCTTTATTATATGTAATAGTAATTGCTCTATTCACATTCAGTGCATTACTAAACACAATACGTCCGTAACTTCTTGTATATCCTTTTGAAGTATCAGTTACATTACTAAATGTATACTCACTACGTAATGATTCTAATCCATCAACTGTTACAGTAATTTGTGTTGACACTAACTGCATTGGCCATTTTAAATTAAATATTTGCTGATCAACACCAGATGTAAATGTTTGCGTTTCATTAAGTGTTTGGAACAAGTATGTTCCGGTCACTCTATCAAATTTACATCTAATGTGTGCAGATCTTGCTTTACCTCTTCCTAAGATAGGACTTAGTCTAGCAATAGATCCTGTGTCACCAAAAGATCCAACAACTTGTATAGTAGGTGCTGTGAGATATCCGCTACCTGCATTTGTAACTTTAACACTTGTTACTCTACCACCTGTACCAATAAATGCTTCTGCTGTGGCGCCAGAGCCTCCTCCGCCGCTAATAATAATCTTAGGAGCAACTTGGTAGCCTGAACCTGAATCGGCAATACTAAATGACGTTACTTCAAAGCCTAAATTATCTAACCAATGTCTGCTAGGATAGTTTTGTAAATCTGAAACTCCAGGTATTACTTCATTTCCAATAACTTGTACACTTTGTGGTACAATCTTTCCTTCATCTTCATTGTAATAAGGAGCAAGATCAAAGTCAGTAATAACATTACTTGCAGGATCTACTTTTTCGTATGCACTTAGATATTCTCTAATCTTAGTTTTGTAAGGTTTCATTTCTGTAACATAATCTTGATAACTTGGAAGACTATCGTTTTGGAATGTAACTTTTTGTGCTAGTTCACCAATATTGTGTTTTGCTTTAACAAAACTAGTTTTGAATACCCAATCAACATTAGGTTGTTCAGATAAAACATATCGTATACTTGCAAAGAATAATTCGTTCCAGTATACTGCAAGGTTATCAATGAAAATATCAGATTTTAAAATTTCTAGTATTTTTCTAAATTCTGTATCTGGTTCTGTATCATAGAATATTTTATCAAAACTTGCACCGTCAAACGCACTATTACTTGCACTAGTATCGTACAAGCTGTTTTTAAATTCTATTGTTCCGTTTTCTCTACCTATAGTTTCGTAACTTAATGTGTAATCTTGTGTATCTAAGTTAGAAATCTTTCTAAGTAATAGCCAGCCGCCTGTGCCAACACTATTAATTTTAACAATGTCACCAATTTGATCATCTAATGCATAAATTTGATAACTTGAATCTACAGTATAATTTATAAATGTAAATTTATTATAACCTGTTGCATACCAATCTCTATATTGCCAGTAAAGATTTATATCATAACTTTGTGTAAGTGTTCTTAAATATTCTGTACCATCGTATTCATACACACTCCACTTACCACTCACAGTTTCGTCACTTTTGACTAGAACTGCAAATTTTCTTACTGTAATTGTAACACGGTCTGTATAATCTCTACCACCGTTAACAATTTCTACAGATGAAATTTTACCGTTAGCATCAAGTTCAAATTTTAATTCACATCCGCTACCTTCAGTATCTGCAATTTTGTATGTAGGAGTGTTAATGTATCCTTGTCCAGGATCATTTACTATTACATTAATAATGACACCATTTTCAACTTCCAATGTTAACGAAGCTGGTTTAACTCTAGCAACACTTACAAATCTTAGTTCAGCATTACTATCACTTGTTGTATCATAAAGTCCTGTTGCTAAAGTAGGACTTGGGTCAAAACCAGTTAGTTTTGTTAAATCAAATTCATCAACAATTAAATGTTTGGCCAATGTACCATTTGTTCTTTCAATAAATTGTTTACGTGCTTCTGTTCTGTTGACAAACCAACTCTGTCTCGGATCATTTAATGCACCATAACGACTCTTAATTGGTAAACTAATATCCGGTACAGGTCTATCATTTTTATCAAAGCCAACTAAACTATCAAACCATTTTTGTTCAATTTCTCTGTTAGGTACACTTGTTTCTAAACCATCACTTACTAATTGATATTGAATGTGTGTAGGTTGTTCTTGATTTTCAATAGTCCACCAATTGAAACTTATAGCTGTATCTGTATCTGATATAAACGGACTACAATTAAATAATGCAAATCTATTATCACCTAACATTGCAACAAATCTATAACCCATTGATGCAGGATTTGCAATATATCGAGCTACATCAATTGCTGTTGTCACTCTGTTTTCTATTTCTGGTAATGTTGTTTTATTTGTTACCCAATAGTAATAATGAGTTTCAAATGTTTGTGATGCTTCGTCATACCTTCTTCTAGAACTGTAAACACTATCTCCGTACAGTGATGTTCCTGATATACCATTTTCTACACCATCAGGTGTAGCTGATTGAGTATCCCATTCACTTGGAAGTAATGTTGATTCAACCCATTCGTGAACTTGTACATTAGTTCCTGCAAACAATGTATTAAAGTTTGCTGTTGATTCTGATATATCACCTTGATGGTAATTAATAAATCTAGCACTGTCAATATCCCACCACAACTTACCAATCCATTCATCGCTTGTGTAATCGAGTGTATCTGCTGTAATAATTGCATCTGTTGAATTATTATATTTTGCTGGATCATAACTTGTTTTAAAAGATATTTCTTGTTCTGCTGGTCCTGCAATCTTTCCTTGTATAGGATCAATATAATCAAGATATGTGCGTAATCCGTTAGTTTTTTTGTTATACAAGTACACACCTTTAAACTTACTAGTATCTACTGGTATTATAGGTTGTCTTGTAATCAACCATGACGTTGTGTTCATTGGTTTTCTAAACTCTGCAACTAAGCCTTTATCAAGTATACTACTATTTGGTACTTGCTGTTTAGGTAATCCAATATAAACATGATTACTGTTTACAGCCATTCTGTTACCAAAGTCTTGCGTATCTAAATCATATGTAAAGTTTTGACTGTATAATAATGTGTTATTCACTGTTTCATATAAACTTACAACACCACTACCTTGATCTATCGTTTGGAATACTGTTGAATTATTATCGAAGGAAGTTTCAATTGGATTTATTTGTGATTTATTATCTAAAATATATCTTTCTACAGAAGTTACATCTGGAGTTTTTCTATCTCTATGTACATCAAAAGTAGCTTTTTCGATCATACTGCCGCCACGTGATGCAACTGCAAGTGTATTACCATCGAAATCAATCTTTGTACCAAATTGAATGTTTACTGATTTATCTATTGGACGTAATGTTTGATTGTAAACAAATGTATTTCCGTTTTGAACATAAATGTATACTGCTCCGCCGTTCTTTGATATATCACTATTTTGTGGTGCACCTACAGCAATCTTTTTACCATCATTAGATACTGCAATACTCAATCCAAAATCCTCAGTTTCATTAAAAGGTTCTAGTATTTGTGAGTATTCATAGTTTGATCCATTTTGTCTGTAAACTACAACTTTTCTATTTGCTATACTACTATCTAATCCTAATACTGTATCGCCTGATTCAATTTCGTAAACACTAGTATACATAGAATTAGAAATTAATACTTCGCCTTTTAAACTTACATCAAAATCAGATCCAAATGCTTCTAAATTTCTTTGCTCCAATGTACTTTCAACTAAAGAGAAGTTTGTATCATTAGGTACATATCCTAAAAGATCTAATCCATTACTTTGTGCAGTCCATTGACTTACATTAAACACACCTGGAACTAAGTTAGTGTTAGCTTTATAAATTGTTTCTCCAAATCTTACAAATTCACCTTCAAAATAAGTTGCTGAAACTCTAAAGTCTCCTCTGTAATTTTTCTGTACAGACAATGCCCAATCATCTTCAGCATTTTTATTAACGAAATAGATTCTACCTTGATTAGCTTCTGTGCCGTCGCCTTCAGCATGAATATATAATTTGTAACTATTCAAATCTGGTTGTACAAATTTTAATTTTGTTCCTAGCTTACGATAGTTTGCACTATTAGGAACAGTATAATAATTAATTAATTGATAGGTAACGCCTTTCATTTCATAAATTGCAAACGTACCTTGTTCTTCTAATGCTGTTTCATAACCTTCTGCTATTGCTGGTATATTGTATACCCTTTTCCAATCTAAGTTAATGCTAGACGGAGGATTAGCAACATCTGTAATACCTTCGATTGTGTTATCTGAATAAATCCAATATTCTAAATCTCTTAAATAATTTGCTCCGCCAACTACTACAGGAATATTCACACCACTGTCAATAACTATAATGGGTCCTGAAATAGTATTTTCCATATGTGCAGAATTAATAGGTCCAATAGTTCTTGTAGCAGGTCCAAGACCTGGAACATTTTCAACAAATGTTGCATTTGAATTAACACCAAAATCTGATCCTACAGCCCAAGTACCATTTCTATTTTTAATATAAATTTTTGCTGTAGAAAATGCTCTTTCAATAAAGGCAATCTCACCAGTTGATCCTGTTGTAGTGTCTGTAAGTATATCTCCTACATTTGGAATAAAAGGATCTCCGTTAAGATCAAAGTTTGTTAATCTAACTTCAACATAACCATTCCATATATCAGCAACTGTGTGTTCAGTATTATTAATATAAGTTGATGTCAATCCTATAGCTGAAGGATCTTGAACTAATCCGTTTACACGTATGGTGTTTAGCCAAAGTCTTGTTTTATCGCCTACTGTAATACTGCTTCCGTGAGCTAATGGTGTTCTAACCCACCACTTACTATCTAAGACTTCAATATTACTCTGTCCTTGGGTATGAGAAAGTATACTTATTTCACTTACTTTAGTTGGCTCAAGTACATTTTGTAACTGCTTAGTATCTAAAATATTACTAAAGAACGGATCATTAACTGTTTCGCCTTCAAGTGTAATATTTTGTATAACAAGATTTGCTTTTGTTTCTACTAAATTGTTTGACAAAAACGAACTTCCTACTCCTACGTGCCACCAACCTGTATGATAATCATCAGTAATTTGTAATGATTCTACATAGTCACCAACTAGAATGCCGTCTGCATAAATTTTTCCTGTGCCTTGGAATGAGCCATTTACATCTTTAATATAAACAGTCATTTCATTTTCATTGTTGACTTTTCTATATTGTATAACTGCTCTACAAGTGTCTGTCGTAATTTCTGTACCAGCATCAGGTACACTTAACGCACTTTGAATATGGATAATATGTTGCACTTTATCAATAATAGTATGAGTGCCATTAATTAAAGATTCAGTTAATGTAGTGTCGCCATTAAATGGTAATACTCCAGCTGAAGCTGTTGTCGTGTATTTGTTCCATTTTAGAGTTAATTTATCTCCTGGCTTAGTTCCTTCAAACTGTTCTTTTTCAGCTCTAACTAAAATATGATCTGTTGATTCATCTGCACCTAATGTATAATCGCCTCTAACTATATACTCAATTTCTGGATAAGTTTGAGTAGCTGAATCATAATCGTTTTCTTTTGCTTGTTGGTTAGATGAATGATTACTGTATACTTGTAATGCATCTGCTTCAATAACTCTATCTGCTTTCCATAACTGTTCAGAGTATAAAACAATATCCCCTACAGCATATGCTTCTCTTGGATTAAAGTCTCCTCTTAATCTACTTTTAACGTTTGAAGCATGCGGAGAACCAATTGCAAGATACTTGCCATCTGGGCTCATTGCAACACTTTGTCCAAAGCCTCCATTTGAATCAAACAAGAATAATTGTTCGTCTATTTGTTGTAAAAATCCAAAGTCTGTATTATCGCTAGGTCTTTGAAAAATGTAAACGCTTCCGTTAAGGTCTTTAGGTGCAGTAATTGCAATACGATTGTTATTGCTTGATACACTAAACGCACTACCAAAATCTTTTTCTGTAGAGTCAAGCAATCCTGCCGAAGTATTAACAATATTGTTTTTTAATTCAAATACTTTTCTATTTTGTAAAACTAACCATTTGCCGAGGTCATCATCATCAATCCAAAGTCTATTATTTAATATATCAGTGTTTATAAAACTATCATTTGCTTTAGCAAGTGTTGCTAACCTAGCAATTTTAAATTCAGTAATGTACCCGTTAGTATCAGCTGTATCATCTGTTGCTTCTACATCTTCGCCTTCAAGGCTTTCTAATGTTATAATATTTAAAGAAACACTGTCTACTTTATAATACCCGTCGGTAGCATCTGAAATATCATTGATTCCAATAATATCACCTTTTGTATAATTTGGTGCTTTATTACATGTAATTGTAAATTTATTTGACTGGCTTGCAGTTACACCTGAGATTCTAAAATCTGTAGATTCTAATTTGTAAACTCCCCATGTTTGTTGACTTTTATCTGATGCTGTCCAAATATAACTGTTTGTTGCAATATTTGTTTGTTGTAGAATATCATCGTAAGTTAATAAAGACAAACTTACGTCTGATGGGTTAACAAATCCTGCTGTTTTTGTATAGCTATTTTCTTCATTAAAATATTTTGTCGGAAACGGTTTATGATTATAATCTTTACTCTTAACATAGATATCATTTCGTGATAGTCTATAAATTAAACTAGTATCCTGTGGATTTATTTCATTAACTAATTCAACTTGTTGTGGTTCTTGTCTATATTTTGTTTCATCAAAAATAATATCAAATTGATCGTCACCTTCAGTTGCACCATAGCGTCCAACACGCACTGCCCATTCTTCAAAAAATTCTAGACTATCTTTATTAGCACTTCCTAGCTTATCAAACAATTTAGTAAGAACATTTTTAGTTCCTTTATCTTGTATAGCACCTTGGAAAAATTTATATTGACTTACTTCGTCATTAATTATATTTTCAAGGTATTTACGTTTTTGATAACCTGTTGCATGTTGAGCTAACTTCTGTTGCTCTATATCAAAGTTATCACTATCTAAATCATAAAAGTCTGCAAACTGTTTTGCTTTATAATCAAAGTTAGGTAACAACTGTTGTTCAGGCTTTTCAATAAGTCTTAAAAACTTTTTATCTTGAAAAATATTAGATCCTGTAATTTTAGTTTTAGAAACATAAAAATATTGTTTATACTTAACTAATGCACCTATGTCATAATCTTGCCAAGCAACCCATTCTGTTGGTTTTGCATCGTCAAAAATAAATCCTGGAATATTATAGGATCCGTTCCATTCGTCTGAACGATATCCTTTTACTTTAATTCTTTCTTGTCTGTAACCCTGAGCTCTATTATAAATTACATCTCCGAATACAGTTTTATTATCAATAATAATTGCATGTTCATGTTGTACTAATGGTAACTTAAGATGGAATATTCCATCTTCAGTATTCTTAACAAATATACCAAAATCGTTTGTATTATCTCTCTCAGTTGTTGCAAAATCTGCAAGCAATCGTTTGCCGTCAGCTTTTAGTAAACTATAATCGTAAAAGTTATCATATATATCGTCAATGACAGAATATTTCTGCACAAATGTAATTTGTCTTGCACTTGGACTTACTGTTAAAATTGTACCAGCTTCCCAATTTTGTGTAGTCCAGAATAAAAACTCTTTAGCACTTAGTCTCCAGTTTTCAATTTCTTCAATTTCTTTATTAAAATTTTCAAAACTAAAACCTACTGTAGTAAGGTACTTTTGATATCCCATCATAAGGTCAACAACATCTTGTTTTTCTCTAAACAATGTACCGTATGGAAGTTCTGCAAGTGATGCACTAAAGTTTGTAGAAATGTATGCTGATGCTCCGCCTTCTTCAGGAAGCTCTGCTAGTTTTTGAAAGTTGTCTTGGACAAATCCTTCACCTGATGTATGTGATATTTTAACTCTATAATAGTTGTCAGACAATTCAACAATCTGTCCTGCTTCATAAGTCTTGCCTTCGCTCCAAGTTAAAAAGTTTTCACTTATCCCACCTACATTAATTACTTGATCGCTATTTTTTCTTCTAACAGGATAGTATTTAAATACAGGATTATCTTTATCATAACCTTTTACAATATAGCCTGATGGAGAAACTTCAATAATCATTCCGCTGTAAGAATATACTTGTGTAGGAACACTCTTAGTCAATTGTATTTTATAATTTTCTTCTGGAACAAAAACATTACCTTCGTTAGTTGGTGTTCTTGAATCTAAAATTAATCTAAATTTAGACTTTTGTGTGAAACCTCCAATTTTAGATCCTAACTTATTTTCAATAGATCTAATATTTGTTTTATAATCACTAAATCTAACAGTATCATTATCTGCAAGGTAACCTTGTATGTAATTAACTATACCAGCAGTAAATACCCTAGTGTCTTCTGTAGCACTATTAGGAAATATTAATTGATTCAATTCAATACGCTTACTTGTGTCTTTGTAAACTAATTGATCTGCGCCATTACGTACAATCCTACTTCTATCAAATGCTAATCCAAAAAACTGAGCTGGTTGATTTAGTGCCCAAGATATCATTAAACTAAACGGATAGTGTGAACTTCGACGCCAAGCTGTTTCTACAGGTCCTTCATCACCAAATGCAAACTCATTACTATTTGTAGTAGGAACATTTCCTACAGCATATCCTGTCTCATTAGGGGCTAACAAATTACCTTCATCATCAACTGGAATATATTTGTAAATATCTTCATTCTTAAATTTATTTTTATATGTAACTTTTGATCCTTCTGGACCTCTGACAATACCTTTACTAATATCTTCCCAAAGTAATAAGTTATTGCTTGTATAAGGTGATGCACCATACTCGCTATCAAACCAATCAGGCTTTTCTTTAAAACCTAATATTTCCCAAGGGTGACTATGTGGTCTATCTGTGTTATAAAAGTCTTTGTATATTGATCTCCAAAAACCTGTAAGTGCGTTATTGTTAGGGTCTCCTGCAGATGCATAGTTATATGTAAATCCGTTGCCAACTTTATAAACTTGGTTAGTCACATAATCAGGTGTTCCAACAGTTTCTAACCAACTGTTGAATTCTGAAATCATCGTTTTAGAAATTTGCTTTCTTGTAAATCCTGTGACTCTATTTTTACTAGGAATGTAATCAGCAATGTTTACAATGTTTTCATCGTATGGTAACTTAAGATTGTTATAAATTCTTTTTTCAATATCTAATAAAAGATTATCTCTAAAGTCCCCAAAACATCTCCACAAACTACCATCGTGTCCTTGCAACATTGGATAAGCATTTGGATATTCTTCGTGTAACTGACTGTCATTAGTAGCATGACTCATTTCACTGTTTGGCATATAAAATACTTTATTAGTACCTGCAAATACATGTGTATGCACTTCGCCGGCGCCGCCGTTTAGTGTATCTGCTTGCTTCGCTGATAATTCATCTGTATACAGTGGATAAAACCAACCAAGTTTGCCTTTATAAGACTTTGTTGTTTTTTCGTCTCTACCGTATACTTTCCACGGACCTGTTACATCTGTTGGTTGTGTAATATAAGTATCGTCTAATATAATTTCTGGAGTAAACTTAGGATACAATCCTAACTTAGTAGGTGTTGGTGGCACCCAGCATCCATCTGTTGTAGAATATTCATAAACATCTAATATGTCGCCGCCTGTTGGAGGATTTAATAATGTTAAGAAACCATCTGTACTGACTGTGTAATCTTTGTTGATTAATAATTGTTTTTCATTTAAGTATGCTAACACTGCTGTTTCAGATAATGTTGTATAGTCAATACCACGTGTCAAACTAAAAATAGTTTGCGATTGATCTTCAATTATATGTCTAACCTTAGTGTCTCCACCATGTGGAATCATATCACTAAAATAAAATGGATCTTTGTTTGTTAAGTTTTCATGTAGTTTTGATAAAATTCTATCTACATGTACTTTGTCGTATCCTTCAAACCCAAGTTCGTCTGCTGTTCTCAAAAATTCTCTTTTGAATTTAATATAAGCAAATGCAGAATATTTCATAGCTTCAATACTATTGAAATCTTTATCTGTCAAATTATATAATGCAAGGTTAATTGGACCACTATGTTGTACAAATTTTAAACCATATTTTGATCCATTTCCTAAATCACGTAAATTACTGACTCCGGGAAATACTCCTTCGAAGCCTGTTACATTATCAACAATACTTTCAACATGATCTAATACTTCACCTAAAGTAAATGTTGTTACATTTTCATTTTGAGGATTTTTTTCAAAGTTAACCGGAAATTCGTAAAATCCAACACCTGGTCTCTTTTTAGCACTAGACTTTGTTTTTAAAACTAATTTGTCGTCTTTAGTTAATTCTTCATTGAATGTTACATATGCATAATTGTTAATTCTGTTAATAACATAATCAACATTCTCACGCTTGCGAACACTGTTTACGTAAGCCTTAATTTCTAAGTCGTTTAAATCTCCACTGTTTACATAAACATCAACAATAAAATTATTTGTTCTAGCACCAACTGTTGTTTGTTTAACAACAGGCTGTGACGATTTTGTTGGAGCTTTGGTCCAACCTGATACATTTGTAAAAGAAGTTCTATTTGAATACTTTCTTAATAATGCAGTGTCAGTGCTTTTTGTTATTACATCTGCTATGTCGTCATATTGATAAGTGTCTAATAATAAATTAAAATCAAAAACAATGTCACCACTATTTTCAATAGTTCTATAACTTAACGGAAATCCTAGTTCTGTATCATTTGCACCTGTACCAACCTTGTAACTAAAAATTTTGTTTCCTCTAAAAGTGCTAGAATCTAAAGAAGATAATTGGCTACCATTGTCAGTGTATAAATCAAATAAAGGTTGTTGGTTAACTGTTGTTTTATCTTGGGTTTGTTTCCAATTAGTGCCATCGTAATAAAATATTTTACCTTTATAAGTTGTACCTGATTTTACCAATACTGTTTCATTCTCTAATGGTGCTGTGTCAGTAGTCTCTGTAAGTGCAATTTGTAATGTTCCGTTTTGATTAATAAAACCTACTTCATAAATTTTTCCTGCAACAAAACTATCTGGGTCTGCTGTAAATAATACACGCATACCACTAACTAGCTCAACTCCGTCAACAAAATAACCTACTTGTCCTTCGATGTTTGAGAATACATCATTAGTAACAGTATCTACCAAATCAACTGCTGTTTTCGATTCGGTTCCAAATTGATAAAGTTTTATACCTGCTTCAAATTCAATAATTGGTCTTGTTGCTCTATATCTTTGATCTAATACAACAGGCACGTTGTTTATCTTAGCAATATTTTCAATTACACTTTTATGTGTCCATTTATTATAACGCGACCATTGGTTTCCGTCTTTAGAAGCTCTGTTAATAACGATATAATCTTTTAGGGTAGCATAAGAAGTAGCATCATCAAATGGTAATGCACTAAAACCTTGTGCATCAAATTCTGTAGATACATCTGACAAATAGTCAGCAGTAATAACTAAGTCGCTTTCTGAAATTAAATTAATTGATTCGCCAACACCTTCTACATACCAGTTACCTTCTCCGTATTTTTCTGGTGTAATTTGTCCGTAAAACTTAACTTTCATACCATTGGTTAATTTATAACCATTTTGCATAGTATAACTTTTCTTGCCAAGTATTTCACTACCAACATCTAATTGTGTATTATCTCTAATATCTTTTATAATAATAAGTCCTGATGCTTCTATGTCATTCCCGTTAGTATAATATAAAACATCTGGTGATTCTAAACTAATTTTCCAAGTAATAGAACCTTGTTCAACTTTTTGTTGACTTACATCTACATTGTACAAGTTTGAATCGTCATCAATACTATTGCTAGTCCTAATACTAAAGGGCATGTCTATACAATCAATATCAAATGTATATTCTTGTCCTCTGTATAGTGTTAATGTAGGATTGCTTACTTTATTTTCTTCGCTAAAAATATAACTGTTGTTATCTATGTTATCTTGACGCTTTACACTGAAAGTACTTTTGACGTCTCTTGCAGTTCCGAAAACTGGAATCTCGTCTGGGCCTGGTGGTAGCCAATAATATTCTCTAAAGTTTACAAACTTGTCCCAATCAATATGTGGTTGCCACGCATAATACTCTTGCGAATTATATAGACTGTGATCTGTGTTATCTGTATTTCTAATTTTAGATGCATTTACATAATCTCTATAGTCTCTGTAAAAAGTTGTATTACCTAAATCATCTGTAATTGTTGCAACAGGTTCTAATTGATAGTTTTCTCTATCAGGAGTGACATCTGACAAATAATTATCAGAGGCTTTAAATGCTTTTGAATCTCTACGTCCAATAAATCCGTCAACCTTTTCAATAACGCCAGGTTGCATTAACTGATCAATTGTACTACTTAGAAACTTTTTATTTGCTACTGTTCTAAAGTACTTTGGAAGTAAATCTGTTGACTTTCTTTTTGAAGTGTCACCTTCTACTGGAATTGGACTTTCATCTTGTGCCATTAGTATCCATAGCCTCCACCGCCGCCGCCGGAGCTACCTCCGCCGCCACTTGATCCGCCGCCACCACTTGATGATCCTCCGCCACCGCTTGATGATCCTCCGCCACCGCTTGATGATCCTCCGCCACCCGAGCTACTGCCGGAGCTACTTGAGCTACTTGAGCTTGAGTAAGTGGTTGTGCTAGTAGTGCTTGTAGTTGTTGTATTTGTTGTAGCCACTTGGTTTAATGGTTGGCTTCTAATGCCAGCATTAGTTGTTCCTGTTGATGTAACAATTTTTCCTGATGCTTGTATTCTTGACGCTGTAATAGAATCAATAATTTCAACATCATCAACTGTTGCATCATTAACAAAGATCTCGTTGTTCTCTGCTTTAACTTCATATAAGCTACCAAATCCTTGTGTAGCCTGTTTAGGCACAAGGAGTATGTTAACAACATCTGGTGCTACTTCGTTCATTACATATGTTGCAAGTTCAGTAAAGTGGAAAGTGTCTCCGAAGTCCCAATTTTGTAATGCAAAGAATCTGTTTATGGCTCCAATTACATTAACTTTTACTTCATTATTATTAACAACTTCTCCGCCATTTTTTACAATTTTAATTGTTGCTTGTAAGTTATCTTGTGCATGTACTCCAAACAATGGTTTATAACTAACAGGGTGATAAATTACTTCATCACTTATTGACTTGTATAAAGCAATGGACGAACCATAGTTTTGAAATAACTCATCAGTGCTTGGTGGTAAAGGCATAACACTTGTTGCACCTGCAAGATATCTTCTAAAGTTTGTATCATAAGTTTTAGTCAACATATAAATGTCAATAATATTACTTGCACTAGGATCAATTCTATTTCCTTCATCTGCACTGTGTACATAATGGAATTTTAGATTTGATCTTCCAACTTGTGCTTTGTAATCTGCTGTTACTGTAAGGATGTTGTTACTTAAAAATTTAAAGTTGTTAGTATCAATAATATAAAACACTTGTCCTTCATTGTACTGACTGTATGCTCCAATTTCTGTTTCTGTAGAAACAACATTAATTGTATTACCTTGACTATAATAATTGTATTTGCTAAATCCTTCGTCTGTAGATTGTTTCTTTAAGAATATATATTTTGTAGATGGATTTGTTAACGGAGCAACAACATTGTCAAAGATATCTGGATCGTCTACGCTTCCGTCGTCATTTAAATCAAAGAAACTTACTTCTACTTTTTTACTATTAATATATCCGTCTGTATTTCTAAACTCATTAACAATTTCCCAATCTATATCATTGTTAAAATTTTCTAATGAATCTGGCTTTGTATTAAAATTCATTATACCGATTTTGTCTTTTACTAATTGCCCTGTTTGTGAATCGTAAATTTTATTTTGTCCATCAAAGTAAAAACTTAATTCTGTATCACTTTCAAAAACATATCTTAGTCCTCTGTTTGTAACAGTATACTTTTCTCCGTTAGTTTCAAAAAGAACAATCCAACTTGAGTCAAGTTGATTTTTTGTAACATCACCTGTTTTACCATTACTGAATACATCTACTGTATTCAAGTTTTCATTAATAATTACTCTCCAGTTACGATTAACTTGGTCGTAACGTAATGCAAATGTTTTGTATGCAAACACTTGATCAATAATCTGTGATCTAATATCAGGCGTAATGTCTTTTACTATCTTAGGTTTTACTTCTTCAAGTACACTGTTAGCAGGAAGTATTTCATTAAACACAATAGGACCTACACCTGTAACACTATCAACACTTGTACCTGCACCGTTAACACTGATAACTTTTACCCATTTATAATCACTTGCACCTTTTGCTGATGCGTCACTAGTAAGTTCTCCATCACCGATAAAATAAAAACCTAGTGGTGATTTAAATTTAAGCAAAGCCCCAGCTTCTATATATTTTAAAGAACCTCCAGTAAATGATCCTACTTGATATGGAACATCACTTATATTTTGAAGTAAGCCTGTTGAACTATTTGTAGTTTTAGTTGATTGTTTCCATCTAGCATTTAGATCACTAACAATAATTTTAGCGTAGTTGCTAAAATAAAAATTACTAATTGCTCTACTTTGTATAATAGGTAATATAGTATTTTCTATAGCACCTTCAATATCTGTTTGTGTATTAAAAGTAAATGACGTTTTGCTCTCATAAGGTTCTCTATATAACACACCATCTGAGCCATATAAATTAGTGCTTGAATATTTTCCAGTAGCATCTTTTAAATCAAAATATCTACTAATACCGCTTGTTGTTCTGTTTGTTGATTTTACTTTTATAATTTCTTGGTTACTAGTCAAAGGAACAATATTATAATCTTCGCCGGTAATCATTCTGTTTTGTGTGTAGTAAGTTTGCGGAGCATTTTGTCTAATGTCTGCGGATGATTCACTAGTTGTTGCGTTAGTGACTGGTGTTTTAAGTTCAACACCAATAGTCATTGTTTCCGTTGTACCTGATTGACTAACATAAGGTAGAGAGAATGTTATACTTGTTAATTCGCTAGGTGCAATAGACATTAGCCTATTAGCACTAGTTCTATAATAAACTCTAAACTGGCCTGCAGGTAAATTACCAAAAGTTCCATCTGCAAATACTAGACTTACTTCATCGTCTGCTCTAGTTTGTACAGCATAAAAGTCTCTGATACGCTTATTCAAACTATTGTAAATTGCATTGTTACCTTCTAAAGAATCAACCTTAGACCAAATTCTATCTGGTATACCAAGATCGTCTAATGAATATAACCATACATCTGTATCGTTAATATTCTGTGCTTCAATTGCAATTTTTTGATTTGAACTTGGGCTATTAACATTGAACACATTAGATTTTAAAGTTCCCTGTCTAAAATGTAAAAAATATCCTGTGTTTGCACTTCCTGAACCTCTACCATCTTCTCTATACAAAAATGCTAAACTTGTTCCTGGTACAGGATTCTCTTCTTTAATTACTTTTCTATCTTCGTCAATACCAGTTGACACCATTTCAAATTGTGTTGGCTGTCCACCAACTGCTTTAGTAAAAGCAAATACAGGAACATCTGCTCCTTCACTATTAAATCTATACTGTTGTGTTGACACTCCATTAATTACTACTGTCTTAGCTGGCTTACCTATTGTTCCATTTTGAGGTAGTGCCGCATTAAGAACACGTCTAAACTGCTCTGCCCAATTTGCGTTACTAGGATCGTTCCAAATAATTGTTTGGCCTGATAGATTACTACCATTACTATCTACTAACGATTCTGAAGTGCTTACTGTCTCAAATTTGATTAATCCGTTTGCACATTGATTACGTTTAGGATTGTACGATAGCATACGTGCTAAACGGAGAACTGATTCTCTACGTTCAGCTAGTTCTAAAAAGTTTTCTCTTGCGTTTAGATCAACTCTGTAACTGATATTTTGTCCTAAGAACGCAATCATATCAATAAGAGCAATATACTCTGATGTATCTACATAGTCGTTAAAATCTTCTGGGTAATTTTGTCTTAGATAGGTGATCATTGCCCGTCTAAGTGTGTCAAAGTCGTAACTACGGAACTCCGCATTACGGTAGCTTTGGTATACTTTCTGCCAATCTTCTGCAAGTAGCAGTCTATTTTGTCTGTCGGTTGATGACATTGGTTATCCTTCTTTTAACGCTTACAGTATTTATTATAAACAATAATACTAGTAGTTAATTGTGTCACGATAATCCAACGTTTTTATCAAACTGCATTTTTAGTTGTTCACTAATATTGTAGTCTAAATACGTTAGCGTACATTCAACCTGAAGTCCGCTTTCAAATTCAGAAACTTGTACGCCGGATGCTCTTGTTCTTGGGTCATAATTAACAATATTTGTAACGTTAGATGTAATCGCTTCTTTTAATCTAGTTGTTAATGGTTCGTATAATGCTTCCCAGATAATACAACCAAACGTAGGATCGGATAACTTTTCTCCTTGTCTAATATGCAGATGATTAAGCAAATTCTGTTTAATCAAAGCAATATCATACTGCTGAAAGGAGCTATTTTCAGCATTTACTGTACTGAAACCCCTATATGTTTTTGCCCTAATAGGATTCTTCTTCTCTTTCTTAGGTGTAATTTTAATTTGTTTATATAAATCTGTTGCCATATTAATATTTACCTATTCTAAGGACCAGCGAAAACTGTAGGACTTCCTGTTGCAACACTTGTGCAGTCTGTAATAGCATCGCCAACTCTACCTACACCTTTACCATTAGCAAATACTTCTGTGCTACCTGTTGTAATAGGAGCGGCATGATTAGGACACGGCACAATCGAAGGTTCATCATGGGTAGTATTGTTATCGTCTTGCCTAGATACTCCTGTACCATTTACATATACATCACCACTACACTCATCTCTTTTTGGGGTAGAACAGTGTACTACATCTGAATCTACACTATCACCTCTACATACTGCCGGCACGTTCAATCTCCATTAATTTTTGTAACTTTGTATTCCATTTTGCAATTTCTTCATGTTGTTCTTCTGTATGTGGACCTTCTGGAATTTCTGGTAAAAACTCAATTACATGATCAAAGTCGTTAGGTATTGCATCATAGTCTGTATACGTTTGCAATTCATTATTTTTCATTACTACAAATTTATGCATTAAAATGGTCCATCTAATCCTGCGTTTTCATTTTTTGATTGTTCTTCTGTTTGCACTGATGCTGTTCCTTCACCATTATCAATTGCGGCTGGTGGTGTTACATCAGCTAACGGAGTCAAATCTCCGTTTTTAATTTGTTGCCAAAAACCTTTTCCTGATTCGATTCTCTTTGGTGTTTTTGCTCCTGGATTAGCGTAACCAACAGCATTTTGAAATTGTTTTCCTAAACTAGTAAAGTTAGTATCAGTCCAAGTAATAAATCTTGCCTTTGGTCCTTTGGTCAAATAAGCAACTGCTAGTTTACAAGCAACTTTAGGATCATTTGCTAATTCTGGATTTTTGTAAATATCTACTCCAATAAATCCTCCGTATAATTTATAATTGTCTGTACCAGTTAATTGGATTAATCCACGTCCTCTATATCTCCAGCCATCACCAGTTTCAGGTCCGCCGTTGCCCATTCTGCTTCCATAAACAACACTACCTATTTCTACAGGCTTTCTATGTAACTGTTCTGATAATTGATAACCGCCAGGCTTCTTAAACATTCTAAATGTAGATCTTAATCCTTGGGCACTATAATTTAAATTTTCACTTCTTGGTTCAAAACGACATTCAGCTTGGACCTGTGCAATAGCCATAGCTAATGCTTCTCCTGCTCCTCCTTCTACTGCTCCGCTTTGTAATGCTTTTACCGGATCTAATCCTAAGGCTTTTATAAGTTCGCTTAAGAAAAATCTTTTTGACTCTGTTCTTGATATTGGTTCTGACGGTTGTGTTCCAACTGTGCCGTCATCATTGCTTTTAAATACTTTGTCTATTTCAACAACTTTTGGATCCGAATCTCCTGCTCTATATACACCAGAGGTGCTGTTACGTTCAGGCATGTCTGATTCTTTCTCCAACGTTGGAGATGATTGCCTTAAAGAAGGTGATGATTGAATAATACTTTCTGTAGACCCCGGAGTATGTCCTGATGGATTGTAACTTTCGTGTCCTGCCCAAGGTTCGTGTAACGGAACACGTCTTGGAGTGGCCGCTTCTGCGGCTTCGCCTGCTCTTGTTGCATCTGCTGTTACTCTTAATGGATTTCCGTCAGCATCATTAATAACTTGATTATCCTTGTCGCGTACTTCGTCAGCATCGTCTAAAGAATTACCAGTTGCTGGTTTAGTAAATGTGTCACCAATTACATCTGCTGTGTCTGCTGATGTTGCTGGTATTGTACTATTCATGTGTATATGGTTACCTGCTGTTTCAAGATGATTGACTCCAGATTTAATTTCTGTATTACCTGTACTAGCATCAAGTTTATTGTTTAGAAAACTTTTAATTTGTGTGCTTTGATAACTAGTAAGTTTGTTTTCTCCAAGTGTGTTTAAGTTAAATGCACCATTTACAGTCTGCCTATAATCACCAACTACTTTACTATGGAAGTTTGCATTTACAGCAATGTGTCCATCTTGACTAACTTGTAAATTGTAATCTCCAGATATGGTTGATCTTTGTGTACCAGCGATTTGAACATCTTCGTCGGCGCCTATTGCTTTTTGTCTAGCACCACTTACTCTAAGGTCCTGATTAACTCCAACATTTTTTGTATCGTTATTTGAAATAATAACATCATTGTTTTGACCCACTTGAACTTTTTTATCTCTACCTGTTGTTAAATTATAATCTCTGCCTGCTCTAATATTGATATCTCTGTCAGCTGTTATGTTAAGATCAGTTTCAGTCCTAATGTTGATACTGTCATTAGCGTAAACATCTATTTTACCGTTACCTGTAAGTTCAATCCATGCACTACCTTGTGCGTTACCTATATAAATTAAATCTTCAGTATTATGTAATAATATCTGATGTCCGGTTCTAGTTTTTAGTTTAATGTGTTCGTTGAAAGGCAGTGTTACATCAGCTCTAGAAACATCTTTGGGTGTAGTTTCAATATCAAAATATTTTGCACCAGTAGTTGTAGCTGGTCCTGATCTCAATAATGTTGGATCTCCGTCGTCCATTGTAATTGCCGAGCCGCCAAGTCTACTTCTAAAAAAATTAACTTTGTTTTGTGCTTCTCCATATCTTCCTTTAGGTCTACCAGGACGCTTGTCTAACGGGCCTGGAGTATTCCATCCGTAAACAGTGTTAGGGGTATCTCTTCTTGAAGTTGTAGATGTAAGTCCTCTAATAATATCTTCTTGTAATCCTTGTGTTGCTAATACTCTTGACATCATAGGATTATGAGGTCTAGGAAATTTATCTGGATTCATACCTGCTTTTAAATTTTTTCCATCAACTACTGTAACACGCTTGTTGAATTCTCCTACTGGTAATGGCAAATTTTTAAGATCGTTAGGTAAATCTTTTTGAATTATGTTGCTTCCTTTGTCTGAAGGGTATCCGGCAGGTACCATATAATTCATATATTCGTCTTGAATACAACCAATCCAAAATCCTTGGTTAGGTAATCCTTCAGCAAAAATAACTAAAACTTTAACGCCTGGATCTGGTGGTACTGCCCAAAATCCATAACTCTGTTGTGTATTATAGTAATCTAGATTTTTACTATTGCTGTCAACATTGTTGACGCCATAAAATGGCATGCAATATCTTACAGTAAAAAGTTGACCTTCTTGTTCGTCATCATTAGACGCTACAACGTTAGATAGAAGTTGTACTTTTAAAGAACCTTGTCGTTTAGCATCTAAATGACTTACAACTTTAGCCACGTATGGACCTGGAGACATTTTTTTGACTCCAGCACCTGCTGACCTTTTGTTTTTTCCGCCTGACGGTAATTCGTATTCCATTAATCTATTCCATAAGGAACCCAAAGTCCTTTTTCATCTATATAACCTGTTGTTATTGTTGGTTCAGATGATCCGCCACTACCTGACGCTTGTGCATCATCTGCAAATGTTCCACTGGTATCTCCTGCTTTAGGTGGAGTTGATACTGGATTTCCTGTTGGGTCTGTTGCTCTTCCTTTTGCAAGTGCTATAAGTCTATCATCACTTGCTTTATTTTGTGCATCTACTTTTTCTCTTGCTGTTTTGCCGGCGGCTAGTTTATCTTTTATATCAGCTTGTAATTCCTTAAATCTTCTCATAGTGATACCAAGTTGTCCTAATGACACGTTGCTTAGATTATTTTGTACTTCTAATTGTTTAATTTTGTACATATCATCATCTTTTGAAACTCCTAATTTTTCTAACT